ATTTGAAACTGTTATTGCCATATCTTTTCTCTACTTAATAAGTTGTTGTAGTAATTCTTTTATTTCTTTCATATCATTCTTAAGAGTTTGAACATCATCGTTCATTTCTCTTTCTTTATTGCGTCTTGCCTTATACTTTTCTAGACTAGACATATTATTATTCAGAACTGCTTGGGTTGCTACATCCCTTATCAGTTCTTCCTCATTTTCTATCTTTAAAGTTTTCATAATATTATTTGACTATTCATCTATTTAGTAGTATAATAGAGGTGTGCCTCTTTGATATAATAGTAACTGTTACTTTTGTAAAGCAATAGACCTCATATCTTTAACAAATGGTACAATATTTGTACCACTTGAAGTCATAACAATCTTAATAGCAAATGTTTTATAGGTATGGTAAATACCACCACCAGCAGAACGATAAGCAACAACATTATTATTTGAACTTTCTAAACGGGCATGAGAGTTAGCAGTAGTTAAGAACCCTTGTCCGTCAGTATTAGCACTAAACCCAAATTCAAACTCTTTAAAGTCAGATGTATCAACTGAATCAGAATAAGTATTACTTGCGGTTATTTGTGTTAAAGGTGTAAAGTCTTTATCAGCAAAATTCTCACTATCTTCTGGATTATGAATTCTAGCATATACTTTAATCTCAGTACCTTGTGGTTTATAAGATGATAAGAATACACTTAAATCTTCTGCATCCTGACCGTCTGCCAATTCAATTGGTTTAGTGAAGTATCTTACAGACGCATCGCCAACCGTTTTATGTTCGTCAGTATTTACATTATTTATCACGTTACCAATCACGATTCCATTAATTCTAGAATCGTCAATCACTGGAGAAACATTTGTATCAGTAGTAGAGAATATACCTTTCATAACCATAGTTTTCTTAGAACCATCAACAGCAGTTAATCCTGTTTCGTTAGTCTTAGAATAAACTTTCTTCTCACCGATAGTAAAGTTATTTTCTTCAGTAATATTTAGATTGGTATATGAGGAATTAATAACGCCAGAATCAGATGTGGTTCTAGCAGTCCATGAAGAAACTGTATTACCATAATTAATCATAGGAATCTTAGGAACTAGAGTATTAAATGATACATTATCAACAGAAGTTACTCTAGTTGCTGCACCTGATACTTGACCACGAACATAACCATTAGCAAACACACCAGTCGGAGTATCTAAATAAATCTTACCGTTCGGAGAATCAATAAACTTAACATAACCACTGTTAGTATTAGCAGTAAACGAATCTACTTTACCTTTACCATTCGTGAAGTTAGAACCTAAAATGAGAACTGAATTATTACCAGTCGCCATAGTACCAAACTTAGTTGGATTATACGGATCTACCTTAACAATAACTGTACCATTAGCATACTCATTAATAATACTTCTAACAACACCGTTTGCTGCAGTACCAGTCGTATTAGCAATAGTTGTACCAACAGTAACATATGCACCTGCAGCATTACCAGTAATACCTTGTAGTCTTAATACTGACTCAGCGACAACTTTCTCACCGTGGTTGAACGTTCCGTAGAAATTATCAGATGACATAAATTCAATATCATCATTCTCTACATATAATGTACCAGTACTTGTAGTGAAGTTTGCTTTATGTATTTTAAATTTGATATCTTCAGATTGAATCGGAGACCAAGTTTTATTGTCAGCAGAAGTAAACAACATACCAGAGGCAGGTTGTTTATCAATCAATTCATCAGTATCTATATCTGTACCACCAAGTTTTGCAACCCAAAGGTTGAAGTCGTCAGAATTGCCACCAGGAATAACTGTAAATGCATAATCAATATTATTAGTTAAGAATACTGGTGAATCAAAAGTAAATGAAGTTGCGGTTGTTGCAGAAGTATTATTAGCATTTATTTCACTTGGTTGTAAAGTTTTAGAACCATAAGGAACAATAGTTGTAGTAGGAAATCCATTTTCAACTTCTCTAATTTGTACTGTTAATGGGAAAGTGCTAGACTTCTTACCAAAGAACAAATCAAGTTTAGTAATAAATGCTCCATCAGACTCACCAGCATTACATGTAAACGTTTGTGATATTGGGTCACCGTTATCTGGGAATGGACGCCAAGACATTGAAGACAAAGTTCTATTTTCAGTTATGGTATTTCGAGATATTTGAGGAGTAACCATGTTAATAGACGAACCACGTTGAGTTACATCTAAACCAATACTTGTATAATCACCATGAGCAGAAGTAGTTAATAAACTTGCTTGAGTAGTAATGTTTGAAATGTCTTTCAATTCAAACCGTCTAGTACCAACACGGAATTTTAAACTATCATCATTAGGGATACGGAACATACCATAAACGTTACCAGAAGCATCAGTTGTTAAACTTGCACCCTCGTTAGCAGTATTAGCAAATGATGAATTGGTAGGTGTAGAATAAGCAGTGACTGCTTCTCCATCAAAATATGGATAAACACGTGTATTAGGTTTCATACGTGTTCCAGTAAATTGGATCATTCTAGAACGCATAAAGTCACGAATGGCAACGTTCTCAACGTGATTTCCTAATGAAATTAATTCGTTAGAAGGACTTACAGATAATTGTATTCCCTCTCTAATTTGATTGGTTTGTGAAGTAGTTAAAATACCTGCCACGCCCTGCCCTTCACTTGACCTAGAACCACTTGTTCTACCCCATCCAGTTCGACTTGATGTTGAAGTTGTATTCCATTCACCCCAATTAGTTCCAAGATGGTTAGTAATTTGAGCAATTGAATCATACATACCACTAAAGTCTACTTGAATATCAGGTAGGGTAGTTGTGTCGGACGTATTGTCAGCAGGTGGGTTTAAATTAATTTCACCAACCCAGTTAAATGTTAATTCTTGAGCAGGGTTTCTCAATTTACTCGCAAATGGTTGACTTACTAAATCACTAGTCGTATATGAAAGTGATATTAAATCACCAGTCTTTGTGATATTTGAAGATGTTAATGTTGACGACTTACTAAAACTCACATCTGCCCTAGTAAATGAAGGTCTTAATTGAGAAGCATATCTATCAATAGATGCTTTATATCCATCAACACCAGAGTCGGCAATATTATGACCATCAAAGTTATCTACTAGGAAACCATTTTTAAATCGTTCAATTCCAGTAGCACCAAACATTTGTTTATTCTTAGCAGATGCTTCAAGTGCATTAAGTGATGAGTAGTATTCTAAATTCTTAACACGTTGTTCAACAGCACGTAGATCTTTCATCGTGTATCTACGATTATTTTCTAAGTCCATTGTTACTTGATAATCATTTCTATTATATTGTTTGGCAACATAAGTTGAAAGTGATGGGAATACTGGAACGTTAAGAACACCCAATGTCATAGAACCTGCCAATTCAGTTGGTGTTCTTGGAGTAAGACCAGGAACACCTTTAACTACTTCTACACTACCCTCTTTAGTCAATACTACACGATCCTTTCTTGGAAGGTAGAATTGAATATCAGTTTGGAAGTTTTCATCAGGAGTCGGCATATGCGAACCAGTTGATGGAATGTCAAATGCCGTCAATTCAGCAGGGTTAGTTGGTGCGGAACCAACAGCACCAGTAGCATGTGGCGTAACAGTATTTGTTTTAATAGGTCTAAAGTCTACAGAATCTCTTAGGTCTGATACTTTACCAGTGCTTGGAGAAGTGAATAGAGGAATCTCTTGAGTAAAAATAGCAGTAGAGTTTGCTGAAGAAACATCATCAACTGGATAAGAATCTACAGATAAGTAACCAATACCATTTGATACATCTCTACCAAAGTAATTAAACTTAACCATTAAACCTGAATTTGTTAAGTCGAGTGAACTTGTTGCTTTTTGTTTTAAGAATGATGTGTCATAGAACGCATCCTTCATACCAGAATCTAATTCAAAATCGGTTGTCACGTCATTATCTGAAGATGAAACAGCAGTGTTAGTTCCTTTATAAACAGCAACTAATTTATATGCGTCAGCAACACCTAATGACCATGCACCGTTTTTACTAGCACTATGCGAACCAGTGTTAATATGAATATACTTATCTTTTAATACAGTCTTAGCAGTTTGTACAGCATCACTTCTTAAACGGTTAAAGTACACTGAAGCACTAAACGATGAAGCAAGGTTTGCTTGTTGTAAATTGATTTGATGTTGAGTAGAAGTTGAAGTGATTGTACCATTACCACTTGTATCCCAGATATAACCTGAAGGGAAAGTAGTTTTATGAGCAAGACCAACAGAAGATCTAGTGTAAGGAACTGTGTTAGCAATTTTCATTGATGTGTTATTTGTCACAGTTGTAATTCTTTCTGTTACCGTATTAGCACCATCAGAGATAGTAATAAAGTCGCCAACTTGATATTGCGTAGTAAACGTAGTAGCAGAACCAGTAATTGTATTTCCAGTAAATGCTGTTACTTGCCCAGTATGAGCATCAGTGCTAACAGCACCTCTAGAAACGACAACAATATTTCTTTCGTCAGTATTTGATAATGGAGAACCAGTATCGTTATTAACCTCAGTACCACCAGAGTGAGAAGTATTTGCAGTTACGGTTGAAGTGCCATCAGTAGCAAACGTTACAGTCTTTTCAGTTCTATAAACAAATTGAGTATCAATATTGCTAGAAGAATCTTTTAATGTTTTAGTTCCTCTTTGAGTAAACGGGAATATTAATTTATTTAATCCAGGTTCTTGTAATTTAGCAGAACCATTAGTTTCAAGTACAATGTCACACATTGATTTTGGACCAGAAGTATTGTTTTCGTAAACACCTCTTACTTGAGAGAATGATTTGCCTGAATCCATTTTAACATCAAATAAGTAAATTCTGAATTGTCCCGAAGCAGTACCAGCAGTACCAGAGTGCCATTGGAATCCACGAACACGAGCAGTACCAATTGAAGAACCAACAGCACCTTGAGTACCTAAGTTCTTACCAGAGATACCACGTTGTTTAGCATCGTGTAGAGCAACTTCTCTTAAACCTTGGAAGTCCCAAGTACCAACAACTTCTTTAGCATAAATGTAGTTACCAAATGCTTGACCAATCGCACGACCGTCTTTAGTGTCCCAGTCAGTTGCTTTATCTACGTCTCTAAATACAGACGTGTCAACAGAAACCCTATTTCCACCAACATAACCAGCACCTCTTTCAACTTCAGCAACCAGTTTAGTGACACTGCCGCCATCTGCAGCAGAATAACGACCAAGATTATTTGAATTCTTTAAGTGTTCTCTAATACGAATATTAAATGGTTCAACAGCAAAGTTGCCGCTTGTTTCATATGCTCTCTTATTAATATATTGACCGATATCTGAATACGTTGTGTCAGTAAATCTTTGAGCAACTTCTCCATTTTCAATCCTGGCAATTGTGAAGAATGTAGTTGTATTCGCAGCAGTTAAACTTCTTACTGCTAGAGTTGGAGTCATCTTAAGACGAGTCGCACCTGGAGCAGCAAAGTTAGTAGAACCAGTTGAGTTATCTAGTAATGAAGAATCAGCATTAGAATCTACAATAGTTTCAGTAGTTTCAAAACCAATCTTCTTACTAGGAGTCGTAGCATACTTATCAACAATAACATTTTGTGCTGCAACTCTTACGAAGTTGCCTTTATGGTATATAACACCATCAGATACTGTTGCTTTAAATCCTTCACCAGTAGAACTTGTAGCAATTGAGTTGGCAGCAACGACAAATGTGCTATTGCCTGAATGTCTTACTAATAAAGTTTCATTATTAGTAAACGTCTTTGTTGTATTATTAGAACCAGAGTTTGTGTAGTTTACAAACAATGACAAGTAGTTAGGTGCTGCAGCCTCAGAACCTTCTTTAGCATCTACTAATTTGGCAGTCATACCAGAAGTAGCACCAGTAATAACTACGTTAGCAACAGAACTTCCAGTATAGAAATCACCTAATAGCAATACACGGTTGTTAGCATCCTTATCTCTAAGTTTGACATACTCAACAGTATCAGTTGAAATACCAACACCAGTAATAACTGTTCCATCAACAACAACTTCATTAGCAAATCGTTCTACTTGGTTTTGTAGAATCGATTGCATTTGAGTTAATTCTCTTGCCTGAACAGAAAAACCTGGACGGAATAGAACTCTATGAAAGTTCTTACTCTCGTCGAAGTCGTCGAAGTATGGAGAAGTGTTTAAGTTTGTTTCAATTGCCATTTTTATTTACCTATTTAAAAGTCTAAGATAATTTTAATATCTTCTGTTTGTTCTGGGGATCTTGTTACTGGTTGTACATTTTCTGTCACTAATATCTGACCAGAATATGTATTTGCTTCTGGACCTTTGATTGCTTCTACTGTCGCAACCTTAGTGTCGCTTGTGCTTTTCAAAATGATATCGTCTTTAGCAAATGCTGCATAATCGCTGTAACTATCCATATCATTCACATATACTGTATAGAAAGATGGATCTGATTCAGTTTCATCTTCTCTTAAATATACAATATTAGCATTAGCACCTTTAACCGCATTTGCTAATGCAGCAGAAGTTCTTGCTGCTGGACCTAATTCTGTTACGAATTCTAATGTTCCATTCTCAGCACGTAATCTATTTCTTTCGTTTGTAATAATATCATTTACTGCTAATGCATTCTTAGGAGTTGAACCGTCCATTTGATTGTATGATATTTTCATTCTTGTAGTCAGTCTTAACATCGTAGGACTGTTAGAAGTATTAGCAACGTGTTCAATTGATGTATGATTGTTATTAGCATCCACCTTTAACACTGGATCTTTCATAATACTAATAGTTCTGAATGATGTGTTACTAGGAACATATCCATTACCGTTAGCAGACACACCATCTAGGTTGCTGAATTTAACATTCAATAATAACTTATCACCACCCAATTCACGGATAGGGTCTGAACCATGGCCACCAACTGGACTGATAACAGCATTAGCAGTAGCACCTGTACCATGAACAGCATTAGATGAAACAATTACTTTTGCCTTAGTGTATCCACTTCCTAATGCGATAATCGAAACGTTTGATATAGAACCAGTTGAAGTATCTACTCTTGAATATGCTTTAGCACCTTTACCATCACCGATAAGTGTTATGGTTGGTGAGATGATAACTCTTGAGTCTGTATTACAAGTTGTAGAGAATGCCGTATTAACTGTTAAAGTTTTAGTAGCACCTGCATAATCAATAACACGTCTTAGTTGCCCTGCACCCGTTCCTGATAAAATATAAACACTCTCACCATTATAGAAATTATCAATAGGAGAAGGTGGGTTAGAACCCGCAGCAGAAAGTTTTAAGGTAGATCTACCACCTGCTTCTACTACACCATTAGCAACGTAGTTATATCCCGAACCAACGGCAACAGTTTCTACAATCTCGATAGCACCATTTACTGCAGCATTTTGTACTGCTAGTTGTCTATCAGATTCAATCGATCCAGTACCAGTTGTGATAGTTTTAACTGGCATATGAGATGGAGTTAGAAACTTATCTGCTTCACCTAATGAAACTGAGTATAAGTATTTCCAAGTATAACCGTCTGATGTAGTGAATGATGTAGTTGAGAACCCACTAGGTTTGATTGTAGAAGTTCCACCTTTATTATTGTAGATACATTTATATACATTATATTCATCAGTAATTACCCAAGTCGCACGATCGTAGACGTCTTCATCTGTATCTCTGTACATAGAATAAACTGTACCAGAAGTCCAATCATATCTTGTTGTGATATGACTACAACCACTGCTTTGAATTTTCTTAGCACCGATTGCATTTCTGAAGATATCATATCTTAAATATTGGTCAGTGTCTACTGGATTAATTGGGGTTGGTTCGTCTGCCCATTCTTTAGACTTACCTACAACCATATAAAGGATTGTCGACCTTTTAACGTTTCTGCTATCTTCTTCAGCATTCATTGAGTGAACGAATGCTTTAGCATTGTTTATTGATAATTCTTTTGTTGCGTAGATATAAGGCATTAAATGTTTCCGTTTATATAATATGTATTAGCACTAGACAAATTAGTATTTGCCCAAGCAATTTTCACATTAGCAGATGTATTACTCGATACTATATTTAGTGGTATTGAATAGAACGTTTGTGGTAAATATTCAACTACGATTGTATCGTTATTAGCAAACTCTGATAAGAATGAAGTACCAACACCAGTTATTGTATAACTTCCATTATTTATACTAATCGAACCATTAGATTGCTGACGTTTTTTGTTATGAGTTGATACAGTTACATCAATAGAGACATTACTCTGAGAACGGAACTTGCCAAACAATGCCTGTCCAGCAGGATGCACAAGTTTTAATGCGTAATCCTTATATCTGTCAAGTGAAATTGCTGATACAATTTCGTAAGAGTACTCCTGATAATATTTACTATCTTGAATGAACCCACGAGCAGATGATACATGACTTCTTGTGGTAGCATAATAACCTTCAGCATTAGCAACACCACTTAAACCTAATGTAACTTCAGCACTTGTAGCAAGTGGTCTTGTGGTCGCAGTCATAACAACTTGTTCATTATGCTTATATGCATAACCAGAATCTAAAACCCTCAACCCAGTAATCGTACCATTAGCACCAACACCTGCATTAATAATAGCATTATCACCAAGAACACCTTCATCTTTAACAAATGTAATCTTAGCACTACCAGTATCAATAACAGATCTAGCATCTGCCTCTAATCCAGGAGTGTATGATGAATTGAATGATTGTAAAGCAACAGTGGTGTTATTAGCAAAAACTATGTTTCCAGGTTTTCTCTGTAAGATATCCTGCCACACTCTAACAGTCATTTCATAAATACCATTAGCATGAGCAGTAACTGTAATTCCTTGGTTTGGAGCATGCCCACCTTTAACGTGACCAGTAGCACCAGAACTTGATTGTACAATCTTATCGTTTGTATCTAGTTTAGTGAAACTTGAATTACCAGTTCCCCAGTTGATATTATTACTTTGCATAGTAATGTATGCTTCGCCAATACCTAATGATGCAATATCATTTTCTCTAACACTAATAGTAGGGGCAACAGAATAACCAGAACCACCAACTACTAATGATAACTTATCAATCGTACCAATAGTTTCTGCTGAGAATAAAAATGAGTCGCTTAATTTAGTATGGATATTTTCAATCTTAGTATTAGCAGTTTGAGAAACAACGTTACCAACTGTTGTATTTGCAGCAACTAATCTTAAACCTTCATTAGCAACGAATGCTTTCATAGCACCGTTATCAAATTGACTTGATGTATTTGCTGTTGTGTTTGCACCAACTTGTAAGTAGACTAGATCTCTGTCATCAGCACCACCAACTCCACGTGTATAACCGTTAGCAGTTGTAGTAATAACCTTTTTAACTACACCGAATGCTCCAGAAGTTCTACCAACTAATTCATCACCAGTTGAAATAATTTGACCTGCTACGTTACCTACTTGCATAACGTGATAACCAATTGTATTACTTTGGAACGAAATAGATGTTCCTACTGTATTACCAGATGAGTTCGCAAAACGTGAACGGAGTGTATGCCCATTTGTAAAATTCTTATAAGCATCAACACGAACTGCTGTATTACCTGCTGTAACATTTACAATACTTAATACGGTTGCATTTGCAGAGTTGTTAGCAGAATATAATGAGTCGCCAACTTTAATAGTTTGAGTGTTTGCTATGTTTATTACAGCATTAGCATTATCTCTATAATTTGTTTGTGTAACTGCTTCACCAATCTCAGGGAATCCGAATGATGGGTTACTCAATAACGTGTTAGCAAAGGTTGAGTTTAATCCATAAGGTGACACGATTGGGGCAAGACTGCCATAGATATTATTACTAGCAATTAAGTTGGTATTCATTTGAACAGCAAACGTATCACCAATATCATTGTTGTCAATTCTAAAACTAGCAGGAGATGAACCATCACCACCAATAAATTCAATTACCGATCCGCCAGGTTGAGTTGATGGAGTATAACCAGAACCACCGTCTGCTAATGAGAATGTAAGAGTACCACCCAAGTCACTAATAGAAGTAACAACTACTTTACCAAAGTCTCCGACATCACTTGAAATTAAATCAACAACATCACCTGGAGCATACTCACCACCTGGACTAACGATTGTAGCAGTACTAATGCCTGCTTCGATAATAGGTACATGCCCAGAACCAGCAGTATCTGTTAATAGTCTTACTGGTTCTAGGTTATTAAATGTTCCTTTAATGTTTGATACAAGAATCTGCATAAGATCCCTGCCTCTAACGACACGTCTTACAACATCCTCAACTAAACATTCAGCACCAGACTCAGCACCTTTAATAGTTTTACCAATAAACGAATATGTTGCAGAATTGTAACTAGCAATTAGATATCTATCAATTCTATAATCACCATCAGACACTTTAAGGATCTGGTCAGCAGGATAACTTAACTCTACGTCTTCATTATATACTGAACGGAACAATAACTTATAAGAAGCAAGTGTTCCTCTAGATTGGTTAAAGTTTTTAATTGCTTTCGCAAGAAGTCTTTTATCAGCAATTGTAGATGCTGGGATAGATGGTAATAAATCCTTTCTAAAGTATTCAACATACTCATCTAAGGTTTTATCAATATCTCTGTAATCTTGTAGGTTGGCAATACCGTCAGTAAGTTTGCCAGACTGCTCCATATATTCATAATATGCTTCTATGAATGCTAAGAAGTTTTCACCGTCTTCCTTATAGAAATCAGGGAATTGATTCTTTACAAGAGTGGATATCTTATTTGATACAGACATTAACTGTTCTCGCCAACTACACTAATTACTGCGTCACCTGATTCCATTAATAATATTTGTTCCCTTACTGGGATAACGTCTAACCTTTCAGGTATAACTGAAACCTTTAATTCTAAGTCAGCAACAGCAGTCGGGGCAATACCAGTGATTTGTATAGCACCAGTCTCATAATTTATTGTTCCAACTTCAACACCAATGTTTACTTTTTCTTTAGCATCATTAAAACGATACACACTAATATTGCCCAAACCATCATCATCTAAGTATGCTGAGAAACCTTTATATGTAAATTGGGTAGAATCTAACGTACCCTTTCTAATAGCATTATTATAGTTTAATGATATAGTTTGTAACTTACCGAAGTCAGGAACAAAACGTTTCTCTAGTTTAAGAGATACATCATTATTTAAAATATAACCATTAGAAGTATTATCCAATGCTCTAACAAACCTAGAGAATCTTAAACGGTTGCCAAATCTCTCTAAGTTATTAGTTGAGAAAGTATTAACAGCATCACGAATGCTTTGCTCAATAGCAGATGAAGTAGTAGTTGTTGATGTTAAATCATAATACGTTGTAATAGTAGGAACAACATAAGTGTAATCTGCATCAATAATAACTGGGTCGATTGCTAAAGGAACTCTATCAGCAATACCTTCTTTAATTTGTATCTTACGAGTATTAGTAGCAAACCTTTCAGCAAATGGTTTAACAGCAATATAAACTTTACCATAAACTGGGGGACTTGCTTGCTCTCCACCAAATGCAATTACTGACTGTAGGTCTGAGTTCTCAGCAAGGATGATTCTTTGATAGTCATTATCAATTACAGCACGGTTTTGTGTCTGGTAGTTTCTTGGAGCATTAAACTTAATACTTTCAATAGATTCTGCTGGACGACCACCACTTGCTTTAGTTACAGTTGATACTGAAGCACTTGTATATGATACACCAATATTCATTGTATCAATTGAGAAAGTGTCGGCACCGTTAGTTGCTTCGCCATTATTAACTAGGTAAGAAACAATAACAATGTTACCATTCTTAACTGGTTTGCCTAATGTACCATCACCAAAGATAATTTCATACTTCTCGTCTGCTGCTTCCTCAATCGTGTAGATTTCTGAAGTTGAATAGATTTGACGAATATTAGATAACCTTGTAAACTCAGTTGTAGTTGAATCTGAAACTGATTCTTGAACATTAACAGTAATACTTGAAGAATCAATTCCCTTGTTAGGTAGGATATATCTAACTGGGTTACTAGAATCTACTGCGAACAGATGTGTTAAAAGGTTTCCTTCCCTAATAGTAACATTCGTAGAATATGTATTAGCATTATTAATTACTTTGGTTGCTGCAGTTGTGACATAAGTATAAGTTATATCATCAATCGTAGTTGAAAACTTTGAAGCAGCCGGAATAGTGAATTGCGAAACAGTGTTGGCAACACCATTAAATACTAAATTAATTGCTGCAGTACCACCAACACTAGAAACTGGAGTATAACCCAATTCCTTAGATCTAGATACAACTGAATCTCTTTGTTGAGCAGTATCTAAGAACATTTCATTAGCAACCATATTTAAGTAATATGAATTATAATGAGTGTTATATGCTAGAACGTCAAGCAGGACTGCCATAGCAGATCCTTCAAAGTTATAGTCTGAGAATTGTGATTGAGTGCTTAGGTATGATTTTAGATTAGTTCTAATGTCATCAAAATCTAACTCAGTTACTTGTAGGTATGTGTTTGCTGTTGCCATTTATCGTACTCGTTCTAGTATGACATCCAGGATAACTGGGTCAGGATCGTTTAATATCATAAATGCCACCGACACTGTCAATGCATTTGCTTCTGGTCTTTCTTCTACTAGAACCTCAAACACATCTGCTCGAGGTTCATAGTTTTTAATTACTTCTTTAATTGCCCTTTCCATCTGCTGTTTAACAGGTGGTGTGAACAATTCAAATAAGAAATACCGAATACTACATCCAATGTCTGACTTAAATGGACGTTCGAAATAATCAGTTAAGATTAATGACTTAACAGATTGTCTTACGGATTCTCTGTTAGTCTT